CTGACATAGCTCCAATTCTGCTGGACGGTGTAGGTGGTACCGCCGCCCTGGATCGGCGCGTAGGGGTTGGCCCAGGTGAGGACGGCGCCGACAGGGATGCACTTGTAGACCTGGGCGACGTTGTCCGGGCCAGTGATGTAGCCGACCCCTGCAGTGAAACTGATCAGTTTCGCGTAGTTGATCACCGTGGCGTTGATGTTGGTCGTCGCGTTGGCGGCCACGTTCGGCGAGAAGATGTTGCTGGTGAGGAACGTGTCGGGAAGCGGGGTGCCCCGGTACAGGTAGCGCAGCAGCCCGGTGAGGGCCAGCTCGGCCGCCTCCCGAGCGAGCCGATTGCCGGTGCGCTGGTAGGCGGTCAAGTTGCCGATGATGAAGTGGATCTGCGCTTCGGCCGAAGCCGCCGAGGTGGGCAGGTGTTGCCCAGGCTTGGCGACATCGCTATACGCTTCGATTACGAGCCCTTGCGCGCTCAGTAGCTTATTGCTGGTCGCCATGCGAACCCCTTGTTATCCGAGAAGCGATTTAACCGACGATTTGTTGGCCTTGATGAAGTTGAGCATAACCCGTGTTCCGGTTGGAGTATTGAGCCCCGCTTCGACCACCGACGCCGAGTCGATGGCGTTGACGATCTTGATGTCTTGCGGAGCCGCCTGAGCGGCCGGCGCCGAGCTGCTTTGGTTGAGGATGTTACGCGGATCGCTAGCCGCCAGCACCTCTTCGTTTTTCTGCAGGATGGTCGGGTATTCGTCAGACGCCAGGCCCATCACGCCGCCCGTGTGGTAGGAAGGTGCGTTGCTGAATGCGGCACCCGCGATGTTCCGCGACACGCCACCCGAGCGACCGACGATACCGCCAGTGTGCATCTGCGAAGCCTGTACCGAGCTAAGAGCGGTAGACCCTGATCCAGCAGCACCGTTTACCGCGCCACTGAAAATCCCACCGAACGAACTGTTTTGCAGCATGTTCAAGATAATCTGCTTGACGATCATCAGGGCGATCTCGCGCAGGAACGACGCGGCGAACGCCAGGAACGAGGACATCAAACCCTTGATCCCGTCTTCCCCTTGAGCGATAGCGTCGGCCATGTCCATGAACGAGTTGGCCAAGCCGCCGGCCACCTTGTCGTTCACCTGCTGCACGCTGATCAGTTCGTTTTTAACGGTCTTGAGGGAACCCGGAATCGCGGCCAGCTTCGCCTGGAAATTCTCGAATGCCAGGGTGTCGCCAAACGCGGCCTTGTTCGCTTCGGCCAGGGCCATCGTCGACGTGACCGCCTGCTGGATCTGCGGGACGTAGTTGGCATCGATAGTGGCGACCTGGGTTTTCGCTTCCTGATCGGTGACGCCACCGTTTTTCCGTTGGATCTCGACGTTGGCGAGCAGTTGGGTGCGCAGCGCGATCAGCTCGTTGATCCGGGTCTCTTCGTCCTTGATGGCCTTGAGATCGGCTTTCTGCTGCTCCATGTTGAACTTGATGGTCTCTTGGGCTTTCAGTTGCTCGACGTAGGTGGTAAGCGTGGCTTTCATCGACGCGGCATCACCCGCGCCGCCAGGCAGCTTGGAGAGCTGTTCGATTTTGCGGAAGGTCTCTTGGTAGGCCACGTCGATGCTTTTCAGCCGGGCTTCCAGCGAATCCTTGGTGTTCTTGTCGATCTTCGCCTCGGCCGTTTCGAGCGCCTTGGTGAGTTGGTCAGACAGCGAGATGCGTTCTTTGTATTGCTGTTCCGCGAGTTTGTTCGCAGCCTTGCTGGCCTTCAACGCTTCACCCAGGCCAGTGCCCAGGTCGGTGCCGAAGGTCGACTTGCCGATGCTGTCAGGCCGTGCCGTGGTACCGATTGGATCTGTCGAGGTGGGATCGTTGAGCGGCGATTTGCCAGTGCGCGCCGCGATCTTGAAGTCAGCCTCCATCTTGTTCATGTTCATCGCGTCTTGAACACGTAGCTTGATTTTGTCGACCTCTTTTTTGATGTCGATCTGCGCGTCTTTGAACCCATCGGTAAGGCCGCCACGGATTCGCTCGGCCATGCCCGAGGCGCCAATCGCGTCAGCACCATCGGCCAGCAGGTTGACGATGTTGTCGCGCCCCTTCTTGACGATGTTGCTGGCAAACGAGATCCAGTTTTGGAATGCCAGTTTGATCGACAGCGCCACGGACTCGGCCGCACCCTGGATGTTGATGAAAGAATTCTTGATGAACTGCTCAGCGCGGAATACGGCAGTGACGCCCCAGTCAGTTTCGGCCAGGTAGTCAGACGCCGACCAGGCCACGAGGAACGCGCCCAGCACGATGAACGCTGACTGGATGGTCTTGGCTGCGGTAGCGCCGGCCGCGCCGGTTGCCACCAGTTCGGTTTGGGCGGCGAACAGCGCAGGGATCAGCACGGTCGTCAGCGACGTGGCCAGGCCCGCTACCAGCGCCACGGCTTTCAGGCCGAAAGCGACTTCCAGCACCAACTTTACTTCATCCAGGTGGTCGACAAGGTAACCCAGCGCATCGGCAACGAAGCCGAACGCTGTGCTGAGATCCTGCGCAAACTTCTTGCCGTCATCGCTACGGAAAAAGTTGCTGAGCTTTATAACCAGTGCCTCGTATTTATCGGCGAAACCGCTCTCAGCGATCAGCACCTGAAACCGTCCAAACTCGGTGTTAAGTCGATTCTGGTTGGCGGCGAGGTTTTCCATCGCAGCGGGGAGGCGTACTGCAACGGTCTTGCGGTATTGCTCAGCAACGGCCACCAATTCGTTGCTCGTAATCAGGCCGTCTTTCATCGCTTTGTCGAGGTCGGGGAACTGGTCTTTCAAGGCGATGGCGGCGATCTCAAACGCACCAAACAGACGGTCGCCGAGCTGGCCACGCAGTTCCTCAGCCTGGATCTTGCCCTTGGAATAAACCTGCTCCAGCGCCTTGAACACGCCGCCGATGTCGTCCGCGCTGATGTTGGCCACCCGGCCTACTTCGAGGAACGATTCTGCGACATAGCGGATTTCCTGATTACTCCGGCCAGCCAGTTTCGCTGCTGCTGCAAACTTGCCGTAACCCTTGGCCACCTCGTTGAAGTTCATACCAATACGGTCAGCCTGATCGCCGATGTATTTGTATTCGGCCGCGATGGCTTTTGGGTCGTCGCCAACGGCAAGCGCCAATTGGTTCTGCAAACCTTGCTTGGTGTTGTACGCATCAAGCGATCCGTTGGCCAGGCCGATTGCGCCCTGCAGCCCAACGTATGCCGCCGCCAGGGCCAGGACCTCACCGCGAATCCGCTGCACGAGCGACAGGGTGGTGCGCCCGTTGCTGGCAAAGAACCCGCCGTTGGTGTCAGCCGTCTTGACCTCGGTGCCGTATTTGCGCACGGCATCGCCGAGCTGAGTCATCGTGGTGACGTTGGTGCGAGCGCCGTTTACCAGTCGCTGCTGGACATCGGCTAGGTTGTTTGTGGCGATCCCTGCAGCGGCCAGCTCGGCTCGCATGGTGCGCGCGGTAGCCGCCTGATTGTTGAAGGCTTGCGCAGACGCCGCCATGTTCGTTTTGAGGCGTGTTAGCTCCGTGGCCATCTCAGCGGTAGGAACTTCTGCCGAACGCACGCTGGCGGCGTACTGGGCCAGCGCTGTGCGGTTCAACACGAACTCGGCGCGGGCCTGGCGCAGCACTTCGATCTGGCGCTGGAAAGCGTCGATCCCTGCGGCCTGGGTGCCCAGCGCTTTGTTGGACGCGGCGAGGGCGGCCACCTGGGCTTTGTAGTCGGTGACAGGGCCTTTCGCTGCAGCAGCCGAAGCCGCCATGGCGCGGATCTCTTCTTCGACACCGCCGAGGGTCGTGCGAGCCAGCCCTGCCGGGTCAAGGATCTCGCGCAGCGATGTGGACAGAGCCCGGTTGTTCTGCACCAGGCGCGCGCTGGCATCGCCGAGGGTCTTGTATCCACGGCTTGCGGCAATGGCCTTGTCGGCGAGCTGGTTGAGAGCGTCGGTGTTGGCCACCTTGCGTTGCTCAACGTCCAGGCGTTCCAACTGCTCAGCCCAAAAGCGGGTGTATTCGCTGGCCTTGTTCATCTTGGCAGCGTTGGCGGCCATCTCGTCGAACTTGGCGGCGGCGGCCAGCTCAGCAG